CTGTGCGCCTGAAATAGGGCTCAAATTGGAACGTGCTGTTCCGGTGTAGGTGTTAAAATATTTTTTCCATGCCATAATGTGGTACTCTATTTACTCGGGTTTAAGCTACGTTAGGAGAAAGTTCTCGATATTTCATGTATCGTAACCACTCCTTCATATTTTCGTTAATACTATTTAACAATTCCACCTGCGTCTGATCGTAGTTCAATGAGGTCATTCTGTTGATTGGTGCCTCGGTGGCGGTTTCATCTCCCAAATTAGATGCTGTTTCTAACTCTTTAGGTGCTTTGGGTGCTTCTTCTGGTTTTGGTGGCTCTGCTGCTGTCTTTTCTTCGGGTTTTGGTGCTACACCCAAGTCATTTATTCTTTTCTCTCTTTTGGCTTTGATTTTAGCAAGATCTTCTTGTCTTTGTCTTTCCAACTCTTCAGCTTCGTCATAAACTTTTAAAGCTTCCCTATCTTGTTCAACTCTTCTTCGTAGTCCAATAGACTTTTTACGAGCCCAAGTATCTTCACTCGTCCCAATTCTTTCCATCTCCTTAATATCATCTGCTAATTGTTTTCTTAGCGCAGCTTCTGAACCCGCCTCACCTTTTGGTCTATTGGTTTCATCATAATATGCCAATCCGGCATCAATATATTTCTGTCTTCTCGGATCATCTGCTCCGTAACCAGCCTCAGATGCTGCTCGTCCCAAGCGAGAGTCTTCTATCAAACGTCGTCCAGTTTCTACTGCACCAGCTGCAATTAGCATCTCGCCAAACATTTGTTTTATTCCATCTGCTATGGGTCCACGAAATAATTCTACTATTCCTTCTTTCATTTTATCCCAGATTGGCGTGATTATCAAGTCCACAACACCTCTCATTGATTCCCACGCAGCGGTAAAGGCTTTTGTCATTTTTTGAGCAAAAGTCGAATCTTTGTCGCCTAATATGTTTAATAAGGTTTTTGAAAGTTTGTCTAAGATACCGCCTTGTCCAAAAAGATTATTCCAAACAGTTTTTACCGTGTCATTTTCAAAAAACTTTAGTATAAAGGAACTAAATGTACCACGTAACTGAAGCATTTTAGTATTCATTTCTTGAACCATTTTTGCTTCGTCACTTCTCTGTTTTCTATAATCTTCCAAAGCTGCTTTTTTCTGTTTGTTGTCTAGGTCGGCCCACTTTTTTCCTTTGTTTAAATTTTCGTAGTTTTGCGCCACTGCTCTTTCCAAAGCTTGGTTGGTCATCAAAGAATTTTGCGCCAAAGACACTAGATTTTTGTCGAGCTGTGTTGCAGCGAGTCCCAGCTGTTGATAACCTGACTGTATTTGCTTAACTGTTTTTTCATCAAACATTTCCGAGACTCTGCTCATCGCAGTATCATTGTCTATGTAACCTTCACGCAACTGTTGTATGATCTGTGTTAGTGGTCCTTGAAGCTGTGGTGCCAGTCTCTGCAATGGAACCGCCACTTCACCAAATGCTCCGCCAAACTGGGATACTTGATTAATGAAGTCCATAATTGCCGGACCACCAATCGACTGCATAGCAGTTGCAAACTTGGTAAATTCTTCTGCTGCTTTTGGCGCCACTCCTGAGAGATTAGCGAAGAACACAGGATCTTTGGCCAGTTCCATATTCAACGCATGTAACTCATCACGAGTTTTGCCGGTCATCAAAGCCATATTATCCAAGTCTTCAACATATCTAGTAACCGAGCTGATCATCTTATTATATGATGCTGTGCCTTTGGTTGTTGACTGGGCATTAACCACATTAACGCCATTGATTCTTTGTTGTATGTCGGCATAGTCGACCAAATACTGCGCTGCTTGTCCAACTGTTATACCAAGACCTGCTAGACCTTTTTCGCCAAACGTTATTTCCTGCGCCAGGTCTCCCATTCTCCTAGCTCCCTCTTTAACGCTACCATCACCAAAACGTGTGAGGGCTGCTTGGTTCTTAGATATTAGTTTTGCAAATTCTTCTAGACCCAGTCCAGACAAAAATGCTTGTCTGTTTAACTCTGCTAGACTGCCTTGGAATCTAGCTCCCGAAGCATACATTTCTGCAAGCACACTGGAAGCTTTTTCTAAAGCTCCTACCAGTGTGGCCAATACTCCTGTGATCAGTTCTACAGCACCAGTAATAGATCCTGTGATTTTTCCGAGAATATTGCTGGCCATACCAAGGGGATTAAAGTCCTTCATGAACCCTTCGCCACTTTCTTTGTTGGCTTTGCCGGTCAGTTTGGAATATTCATCCAGTTCTTCGTTGGTCTTTTTTAGTACATCAAGATTGGCTCTTTCTGCTTTTTCCCTAATTTTTTCATACTTGTCGGCATTTTTGCTCATGCCTTCCATTATATTTCTCAAAGATCTGAGTGTAGACTCCGATCCCAATTCGTCGCCTTCGATGACGTATTCTTGTCCGTTGATGTTAATTGAATTAGCCATATTTGCCCGGATATATAGTATTGTATTTATGGCTCAAAAAACCATAAGGTTTTTACCTGCAACGGAATCTAATTATGAATCAAAAAAATCCTCTAGCGGGCTATTTTAGACAGCCCAAGCACTATACTGCCTTGCCCAGCAATGGCAGGTGGTATCCGCATCACGCCATTGAATGGCCTGCCACCGGAGAACTGGCAGTACTGCCCATGACCGCGAGAGATGAAATCACCATTAAAACTCCGGATGCGCTGCTTAACGGTCAAAGCACTGCTGAAATTATTCAAAGCTGTGTACCGGCAATCAAGGATGCTTGGTTCGTTCCCACTATTGACTTGGACGTTCTGCTAATAGCTATTAGAATTGCTACTTATGGACCAGCCATGGAAATAAATCCTCGTTGCCCCAAGTGCGCAATCATGAATCATTTTACTGCTGACCTCAAAGAGGCTTTGGCTAGAAACCTAAACAAGCGTTGGAATGATTGCATAACAGTAAATGACCTAAAGATTCATATCAGACCACTCAGTTATAGACAGTTGAACAATAAACAACTAAAAACGTTTGAAGAACAAAGACTGTTGTCCGAAATACAAAGATCGGATTTGAATGAAACCGAAAAGCTGACGCGTTTCAATGACGGCTTTAGAAAGCTTAACAATTTGAATATAGAAATTGTTCTCGAAAGTATCGACTATATTGAAACAGCCGAGGGAGACAAAGTAGCAGACAAGGGAATGATCGAAGAGTTCTTGAAAAATGCTGATAGAAATGTTTTTGAATCAGTGAATGATTTGGTCAAGGAAAACAAGGAAACGTTCACCTTGCCGCCGCTGCATGTGCAGTGTGATTCTCCGGAATGCAAACATGAATGGGATCAAGAGCTGGAGTTTGACCTATCAAATTTTTTCGAACTAAAATCCTAAATCTCACTTTGGATGAAATTAATGATCTCGAAGAAAATTATTTCAAAGATGTTCAAACCATAAGAGAAAGCTGCTATAAAATGGCTTGGTACATGCGGGGCGCTGTAAGCCTCAGTGAGGCCATGATGATGAGCTATGAAGATCGCAATATCATAAATGACATCATCAAAGAAAATCTAGAGACTGCTAAAAAAACTGGGATGCCTTTCTTCTAAAGTTTTTTGAATATATGACTCTTGTGTATGCGGGCTTGCACATGACCGTTATAGTAATCCGCAGTTTCCAAAACTTGCCTAGTCATCTGTTCCCGTAGTTCAACATAGCTGCATTCTGCTTTGCTTTTGCAGTAGTAGAGTATTTCACGGGTGAACTGATCTGCACCCAGCTTGGCCACATCTTCCAGCAGTTCTTTACTGCTGCCATAGTATTCCCGCCAGTCGCTTTCTACCTTGTCTCGTATCTTGCGCTTCTTTTTGGTGCCGTTTTTGAGTTTGACTACTCGAGTCTTTGTGCGTTTGAACTTGGCCAGCTTTTTGCCTATGTACTTGCGTCCCGTGGGCACACAAGTTATAATGTATACAAATCCGGCAATGTCTTCGGGCAATTCTTCTACGGTTTTGCCCTGATATGTCCAAGTCATGAGGTATATATACCAAAAATTTTGACTTGTCCAAAACATTGCTATAAGTATTTTGCAAACAAAACATCATGGTCTAACAAGGTAAGCTGGCACAAAGCCTAAATTCTCAAGGTCTACAGCCCCAATCAAAATTCCCAAGGTGATCTGACTCGCGTAGTGGCCGTCAGTGGAACGCTCTAACCAAGCATGGGATGGCGCATGGTAAACACATTATGGTTTTACATTATGGTTCTAATGATGCGGCTCTGTGAAAAAGGTACAACCGCAGGCCTCTAGCAGCATCCAAACTACTGTTAAAGGTCTCCCGTTGCGAAGAAGTAATGAATGATGAGGTACAGGGCAACCGCCTCTCGCCCCCGCAAGGGCTAGTTCTAGTTTTGGTGACATGAAAGCACTCAGCGAATATATCCAGTCATGCTTTGCCTGTAATGGGCGAAGTATGACTTCTGCATCTTGCGAAGATATCCCTTAAGAGGCATAGTAGTTAGATAGGATGATTCATCCTAGAACTAAAAAAGGCTCAAGCGAACGTTAGTGAGCGCAGAGCAGATGAGCGCAGCTCATCTCAATAGAGATCATAAATACAATACTATGCGAGCACATGAACTCAACGAAACAGCATCCGAAGATCAAGAATTATTCCAACTTAGCTCAGACCTGACCAATGCTCTGACTAAAAGATTTGGGGATTGGTTCTCTGGTCGTGCCCTAAAAAGACCAAGCACTGCTCCCTTTAAAATCAGCAAGCTTGTGTCTTTGGCAAACTACAAAGAACCCGCTATCAAGCAATTGATTAATATCCTAAGTATTAGAATAGACCCCGAAAAAGACACTGGAAGCTATGCCGTTTATGATGTGGACACCAAGACCATAGAAATGAATCCAGAGGATTCTCGTGGAAAAGAAGGATTCACTAGTTCCGTTGTTCACGAGCTGCGTCACGCGCTGGACGATCTAAAGGGCGGTGGCTTTGGTCAGTACACAGTGAAGATGCCTAGAGACACCAAAGCAATATCATCGCAGATACACAACGACGTGATCTTGATAAGTCAAGCGCTGATGGACAGCATACACAGATACTGCGGTGGTCGCGCTAGAATCGACTGGAAGAGATTTGCCCCCAGACTGCTCTTGGAACTTGTAAATCGTAAAACCATAGCTCAACTTCAAACTGAGCAGGGACGAAATCTAGCAACTAGAGACATTCTTGTGATGACTATGGCTAACCTAGCAAGCATGGGCCGAGAAGCAATTGATCAAAGACAGATAACCCATGCTATGAGAATTGCAAAAATTTTAGATGCAGCGGTGGACAGACCAATGTCTGCAGTGGCTTTGGATAGCACCACGGATGCTTTGCTAATCAATGAAAAATTAATCAAGACCTATGACGAATTAGAACAGAACGTTGTGCGAACATTAAGTGTTCGAATGAGTCAACTTGCTGGTGGAGTTATGAAACCTGCAGTTAGCCGTGTCACTAAAACTTTGTACAGACCAGACCATAGAGAATATCTAGGAAGACAGACCGAGATCAATGCAAGATTCACAGAAGCACTGATGAATATCTACCATCATTTGGAAAGTGGCAAAATTAGAAGCTTTAGTTCATTGATACAGTACGCCAAATATGCGTTGGACGAAACTAATATACCTACAGTGTTTTTCAAGCATGGCACTAGAGACAGGCGCTACAAGCAGCTACTCAAAAGAGTAATCAAATTTTCTGAATTATTTCAAGAAAGAAAAGCAGCTATGTCCAAAGAACAAGCTAACTCGACCATAGATCAATTTATAGAACAGACTTTGAAGGCTTTGGGTCTTACGGACGAAGATCTGAGTAGACTTCAGGGAAGATAAAATAAAAACGCCGCACTAGGCGGCGTTCGTTACTACTAGACTAGTTCTTCTGCAATACCCAAAAGTTCTGCTAGAATTAATAGTGTGCCTGCTGGCAGTAGCATGCCACAGGCCAAAGCAGCACCTGCCACAATGCGCAGAATACTTTTAATAAAGCTAACTCTCGCATGCCAGTATGGATTAGGCGCTTTCATTTCACTTTCCTGCTGCGGCATTTTTTTCATTTTGAATCTCCACACGTCGAGCCTTGCAGGCCTTGGCCAAATCCGCCAGTGCCTTACGAGCACGGGTACCTGCAGCCTTAACACCCTTGGCTGAATACTTGTCATTTTCTGCTAGGTAAGCATCAAAAGCAGCCTTCAGTGCGTCATGTGCGCCCACTGCGGGCGTTGTATTAGTATCGGTCATAAAAATTTCCTCTTGTTAATTAACCATGCTGTACTCAGTGTAACCATTGAGTTTGATTACTTTGAGCACATTATTCACTCTACTACTCAAATCGTCTCTGTGGCTGATGAGAAAAATGCTCTTGCTTCTATCACGCGACAGTTTCTTTAGAATGCCCAATGCTGAGTCAACACCACTGGCATCCAATCCATTATCTATCAATTCATCCACAAAGAGTAAATTAATTGATTGATACAGACTTTCCCATACGTCACGGAAAGCCCAACTCATACCCAGTATTAATCTGTTTCGTTCTCCTCTGCTCAAATTATCAAAGTCGAGATCCCGACCTAGCTCTGTGATCTCTACACTGAGGTCGTTAACAAACTTAACAGTATGTGGTAAACCCAACTGTGCTAGGTAGTGTGCCAGTCTCTGATTAAGATAGTTAAGATTTTGATCAATGATACTCTTGCGAATAAAACTATCTCTGCTGGTCAACAGCTTGAGTAGAAACTCTTGATGATCCCTCAGACGTGTTAGCTCTTGTAGAGTAGCATAGTCTACTTCTTGCAGTGCTTGACTTTTGAGATCTTCAATCTGCTCATCATAGGGGTTGGTTTCTTCATTGCGAGCAGAAATTTGACTGATCAAACTGTGTAGGCTGCTCTGATGTTGATACGCTTCTTTTTCATCTTCGTAAAAAGTGTCTTTGGGCTGAGTCAACGTGCCAATATCCAACAACTGCTGACCAAGACTTTCAAACTCAGTCTCGGCATCTTCGCTTTGTTTAGCCAGCAAGGCCAACTGCTTCTCCGCATCTTCGACCAATTTGGTATGACTGCTGTCGCTGATCTTTTGACTGCAAGTCGGACAATTCTTGCTGTGTAGTCTGTTTAACTGCTTTTCGGCTTGTTCGTAACGGCTTGCTGCTTGATTAAGTCTAGCTTCGGCAGAGGCCTTGAGCTGAACAATTTGCTTGCGCTCCGAACTGGACTTTCTATAAGCAGTCCACTCTTTGTGTAGTGCTAGCTCAGCATCAATGTCCACAGTTTGTAGTTGATCTAGTGCACTCTGCATGAGTTCTAGATCTTCTGTTTTCTTTTTATCCCAAGCAGAACTTTTTAGTTCAAAACTTCGTATGGTCTCTTCAATGCGGGCATTGCTGTCTGTAACAGCTTTAATTCTATGCTCTTCGCCGACAATTTGATCCTTGACCAATTTGGTCTGTTCTTTAAGCGCGTCGGCTTTCATGCCTAGCTGAGTGATACCCAACAACTGTTCGATCAGCTCACGCTGCTCATTGCTGCGCATTGTGAGAAAGGGTTCGGTATAAGTATTCAATGCCACAATATGCTTGAACATTTCGTGACTGATTCCAATCACACGTTCAATAGCAGCCTGCGTTTCTCTACTGTCGCCCTGGCTTTCATCCTGTACTTCATTATCGGCACTGGCATAAGCAGCATCGTCGATATAGAAGCGCAGAAAGGTAGGACGTCGACCACGTTCGATTCGATAGCGAATGCGATCTTTTTCAAACTCCACACTGACAACCATGTTCTTTTGGTTGCTCTTGTTGATGAGATTGTCTTTCTTGATATTGCTCAACGCCAGTCCATAGAAGGCATAGCTGAGTGCGTTGGCAATAGTGGTCTTGCCCACGCCGTTTCTACTGCCAGCATCGTCGCCGCCAAGGTCTAGATTTTCACCCAGTACCAACGTTAGTGCTTTTGTGTCGAGACTCACAGCTTGGGTAACATTGCCCACGCTGAGAAAGTTCCTCACAGTTAGATTGTCAATATTGATCATTAGAGATTCCTGTAGATATCCAGCAGTAAAGTGGGATCATAAGCTTCACTTTGTATTCTCAGCAACTGCTCGGTTACAATTTGATCCACACTTTCAAACTTGATTTCAGTTGTTGCATCCAAGTTGGCAACTTGACTCTTGTCTTCAATCAAACCCAACTCCCTACAGCCATATTTGGCATGAAATGTTTCTTTTACAAAGTTGGCTTCTTCATAGCTAACGTCTTTGTCTAATGTTACACGCATATAGGTACGTTCGTCTAGGTGTTCGTCTGGATTCTCTAGCAACTCGCTCAACTTCATAGTGCGATATTTGGGAGCTTTGGGCCAGCTAAAGAACTGTGGCTTCTTGCCCCATTCCAGAACCATCATGCCACGTGCGTCATCCCAAGCATCACTGTAGTTGTGCGGGAAGGCATTACCTGTATAGATGATATTTGCTTTGTGTTGTCTAATATGAAAGTGACCACTGAACACATACTCCATTTGACTCAAATGTTCCAGTGTGATTTCACCATGATCAGGCATGGCAACTTTGGCGTTCATGAGAAAGTTTGGAAATTCAAAATGTCCAAACATGTAACGTGCTTTGACTTTTTGCAGTTTCTTTTGATCTCCGGGTATCATCCAGGGCACGATAGCAACATCGCCTTCACGCAATATTTCTTCGTTTACAATTTGTACGTTGGGCAAATGCTTGGCCCAAGCCACGCTGGTCACATCACGACGATCTCTATAGTAGATGTCGTGATTGCCGGGAATAAAGAACACTTTTTCAAAGTTATTGTTTAGATGTTCAATAGCGCGAATGCTGTAGTCCAGTGTGACCGCATTAATACTAGCGCGATGATTGTGCCAATCGCCCATCATAATGCAGGTCTCGCAGCCCTGCTTTTTGGCTTCGGCTGTTGCCCACAGCACAAAATTTAAACAGTCTTCGTTGTGGATGCTGCTGTTGCTCTTACCACCAAAGTGCAGATCGGTGATAGTCATAGCTTTTTTGAATAGATTAGTCATAGATACCTTCGGGCTCATAGTAGTTATGCGCTACTATGAGCCTTATTCAAAGCATTTGGTTATTCGCCGCTTTCTTCTCGGCTGGCTCGCATGGCTTCTTCGTTATTCAACTGTCGTGTATAACTTGGGCTCATGTTGTTGGCTTCGAGAATGTCGTCTCGAATATTCTGAACCCGCTTTTCAAGATTGAGAATACGGGTAAAGCTATTGGTAATAGCTGCGGTATAGTAGGCAAACGGATTGTTGCTTTTGCTCTCATCAAACTGTAAACCGATCATGCTCAATTGAAGTAGAGCTTGACCACGCATTTCATCTACGTAGGTATATCCGCGCCAGTTGCTGCGGCTGCTGTAACGCTCGCAGAGCTTGAGAAACATCTTGGCAAGATCGTTGGTCATCTTGCCCTTATCTTTACAGAAGTGCCCTGTGTCCACGTCTCCCCGCCAATGGCTCTTGCCCACACAGTAAGGATTGCCTTCTTGGTCCAGCTTATAGTGTTGAAACGGGGGAAAATTTACCTTTACGTGATGATCGCTGGTAATCTTAGGGCTCTTCTTGCGCCCGGGACTCAACGGAACATGATCCCAGGTCATGATTCTAAACACTAGATCGGTGTTTAGAATACTTTTTGGATCAATGGCATCCTTTTTATCCCGGGTGTTATTGATTCTAGATGCACGATCTTTGCGCGCCTTGCTGATGGTCAGTCTATTGATTCGGTCCAAGCTTGGAAGTATAGCGTCGTAGTCTTCACAGCTGGGGTCAGAGAACACGCAATAGCTGTTCTTGCTGAGGTGGATCTCTCGTAGTAAGTCTTTATTGGTTAGATATTTCATAGCACTCCATCGTTGAAAAGGTTCATAACACAGTAATTATCTGGGTATTTTAGCAGTCATAAATATAGATGTCAAGGAGAATCAATGACTTATGCCAGTTCTCGATAGTTTTGGAAACAGCTTAGTGAATGCCGGAAACAACTTGCTAAACGCTGGACAGAATGCCGTTTCAAATTTTGCCAACTCCATTGGCCTTGGTGGGCTAGTGAATAAAAAGTCTGGACCAAATATTGTTGCGGGGCCTTTGTTGAGAGGTAGTTCAGTATCTGGAATCAAAGCTGATTGGCGGTGCAAGCTGACTTGGCCTGGTGCTGAAACAAAATACTTAACAGGCCCCTTTGCATATCTTCCATCTTTCAATTCTATTGTTTGGCCTTATACCCCACAGGTTCAAATAAACTATCAAGCCAGCTATGAAATGATAAAAACGCTGCAAACTAATTTTGGAACACCTGCATATCAAAGCAGCGAAATAAGCAGTATCAGCATAAGTGGAGAATTTACAGCTTCTACTTTTGCTGAAGCAAACTATCTATACGCAGTGATACATTTTTTGAAAAGCGCCACCAAAGGATTTAATTTCAACGACGAAGCTGCAAAAACAGGATCACCTCCGCCCATCCTTAATTTGACGTATCTTGGAGATGCTGGCATTAACAATATGCCTGTTGTGATACAGCAGTTCAATGTTGAATACCCAAAAGACGTGGACTACATTAAAACAAATTTTAATCCACCACATGGAATTACTTCTTTGGTTAGCGGTGATAGTATGGTGCCGTCTGAAATGCAGATTACGATAGCAGCCGTTCCAGCCTATTCAAGAGCAAAGTTTGTTAACGCCGATTACTCGACTTCTAATTTTATCAAAGGCGATCTCTTACAGAAAGGATACTTCTAATGGCAACCTACGCTAAAACAAGTCCTTGGTATCAAACTTCCCAAGCAAACGGCTATTTGGATTCAATGTCGCCAATATACATACCACCAGCAGCCGACGATGTCACTTATCAAATTGACCCTATCTATAATTTTAGACCTGATCGTTTGAGTTTTGAAATATACAACACCCCTAAACTTTGGTGGGTGTTTGCAATGCGCAACCCAAATCAAATACAAGATCCTGTTTTTGATTTTATTGCAGGCAATATCATAATGGTTCCTACTTTGGCAACTGTGCAAGCAGCTCTAGGGATCTAATTCATGGCTACGACAGATTTTACAAGTTTGGCTAGATTTAGTGCTCGGCCCTACAGAAATATCCTGCACGAATTCAACGACTACAATTATACTATTATTCTAAGACAAGTGAGTCATGCTTCTGTGGGAACATTTGAGAAATATAGTTCTTACCCACCCAGCTGGTCACAGTTCGATGACCCTACAAAAAACATAACATTGGCAGCTACTGGAGGGACTTACAACTTTAAAAATAGTTTCTACAATCTAATAAAGCCACAGCCAATAGGTGATTGCTTTATTGAAGGCATGACTATTAAAGCTGATTTATCTTTGCTCAATGGATTTGTGACGGACTACTCACAAAGAAACGCTTGGACCATACATTTAATGATTAGGGAAGCAAATGGTTTTTCATTGTTTGATGCAATGACTTTATCCTTTACTAAACTAAATCCTCAAGCCAAATCAGTATCATCTATTACAGATACTTT